GTAAGCCTGCTCGATGATCATGCGGGCTACGCTGTACGGCAGGTTGAGGTCAGACGTCTGCTCGGCTTCCTCGAACGCTCGCGATTCTGCCAGCAGCTTCTGCTGGTTGGTCTTGTCGAAGCGTTCCAGGACGCGTGCGGCGTAGATGCCGGCCGGAGTCTGCGCCTTGTCGCTGCTCATGTGGCGGCCCTCGCCGGCCTTCTGCAGCGACTCGGTCAGTTCCCAGGACGCCCGTGTAAACTCGGGGCGGCCGGTTTCCTTCTCGAACACTGGGCCGGTGACTTCCACCTTCCCCTTGCCCATGCCGCCCAGCTTGGCAGCGCTGACGATGGCGTCGTACTCGACCCGCTTCGCCTCGACAATCGCCTTGACCGCCGCGGCGTCAGCCGGCTTGGCGGCGCGCACCGCCTCGACAAAGGCGCCGTTCAGGGCGTCGCCGTACTTCAGGTCCTTGGTCGATTCGGTGATTGCCGCCTCGACTGCCTCGGCCTGCTTGCGCGCTGCGAGCTCGGCCTGTGCCTTCTGCGCCTCTTCCAACTGCTTGCCCTGGTCGGCCAGGGCCTTGCGAGTCTCTTCCAGTTCCTGCTGCGCTTTGCGGTTGGCTTCCTCCAGCGCCTTCTTCTCTTCCTCGGTCACGGTTTGTGCCTCCTGAATTTGCTGCTCTTCTTCCTGGCTGGCCTCCACAATTGCCCCGTTGGGGTCGCTGGGCTGCGCCACCAGGTCGAATCCCTTGATCGTTAGTTCGGTCACTTCCTGCACGCTCTCCCCGTCGAGCTGGATGGCGCGGGATGTACCGTAGCCTCGCATCGACACGCCGATGGGAACGCCGGCTTCCACCAGGACCTGCACGTCGCGACCCTTAGCGGTGGGGAGGATGACGCCTTCCAGAAGCACCCGACCGGGTGCGTCCAGGGATGCCGCCTGCCACTTGACTACCGTCTCCAGGATGTTGGCGCGCTGGCCCTTGTCCGACGGATGTTCCGCCTCGCCAGTCGTGACGAATTGACCTTGCCCGTTGCTCTCATGCAGATGGCCGTTAAGCCGGGACACCGCCTCTGCCAGGACCTTGCGCGGGTAGCGCCGGCCGTTGCCGTTGACCACGTCGGCGGTGATGCCGATGGCCTTGATGCTGCGCCCGCCATTGTCCGCCTTAGACTCGGTGACGGTGAGCGCCTGCTCGATTGTCTCGGTGAAGCGCTGGCCCCTGCCCGTCTTGCCGGCAGATTCGGTGACGGGTTCGTAGAGCCCGACGAACTCCACCTCCACCGGCTGGCCGAATACGATGTCGCCGGCTTCGTTGCGCTGCCAGGGAATCTCCCACGTGCGCTCGCGCTCTGCTACGCTGTCGCTGCGCCAGGTGTAGGCAATCACGCGGTCGGGAAACGTCCAGGCGACCATGATGTCGCTTGACGGCCGCCCTGCCCAGGCGTTGAGTGCGGCGGTAATCTCCGCCCGCTGCGCCTCGTAGCTGTCGTTTTGGCGCACCGACTCGCTCAGACCGAAGTAGCGCCGCACCGCCGCTACGAATTGTTGTTCTGTTAGTTCCATCTGGATGCCTCGCCACTGGGGCAAAAGAAAAAGCGCCACAGACCGGCGTGTGTCCCGGCTGTGGCGCTCGTGGCGCAACATGGAGTTATGTTCGGTTATTAGCTTACCACAGGTTTACGGCAGGTTCAAGACCTGTGTTTCCTGCTGTGGCATACTGCTGTTCAATAAGTCGCGCAACGGCCACTTATGGCATTCGCCGCGCAGCTTGATGACCAACTCGCCCGTGTCCAGGTTTAGCCGGGCCTTCGTTCGTCCGTCGCTACCCACCAGGTTCAGCCAACGGTCCTTCTGCGCCTGTAATGCCTCCATCGTCTCTATCCGCCCCTCTCTCAAATCTGCATCACCGCCGCCATGGCATCCACGTTGCCGTCCAGCCATTTGTTCATTGCCGTCGCCAGTTCCATCAGCCCCGCCACCGAAAGGGTGTCTGGGATGGGTGTCAGCGCCCGCTGCCCCAGCCAACTGGAGTAATCATCAAGAAAATCGTTCTCCCCTGCCACCCAGCCCCGCACCTGTTTGGTGAAGTCGCCGGGCGGCATCATCACCTCCTCCCACCGGCACAGGCAGTTGTGCACCACATGCCCGCCAACGGTGTAACTGTTGTCGCCTTCGACGGTCATGTTGTAGACGTTACCGGCGTAGTGCCTTCGCTGGATGGCCCGGATTGGTGTATAATAGAGCAGGGCTTGAGAGGAATTAGCTACTCCTCTGACACCTGGGTTTCCTGACCCAGCGCCCCACGTCCATTCAGGAGACAACAACAGGAGGTTGTCATGTCCCTCACTTGCCCCATTTGCGGCTTGCAGTCCACTCGTGTTAGCCACACCCATTGCGAAACTCATGGCTTGACCGTCCCGCAATGGCACGCCCTGCGCATCGAAGCTGAATATGGCCGGCCCATTGCCGACTTCCTGCGCGACATCTACGTCGTTCAATATCTTGGCACACCCGAAATCTACGAACGGTTCGGACTCACCTACAGGATGCTGTGCGAACTCCTGGTCATGTGTGGAATCCCACAACGCACCAGGAGCGAGGCTGCCCGCACCTTCTGGGCGAAAGACGACGGCACCCGCAAAGCAATCACTATCGCCGGCAACAAAGCTGCTTGGGATCGAGATAATGGGGAGCGCCGGCGCAAGATGAGCGTACTCGCCAAAGAGCGACTGAATGGCCGCGATATGACCGGACGCAACAACCCCGCCAAGAAGCTCGCCGTCCGCCGCAAAATCTCTGCCGCCAAGAAAGTCGATAACCCCGGCCTGATGCCTATGTTGTTGGGGCATAGGCAGTGGCGACTCGACAACCCTAGCGGCGCAGAACTCACCATGATGGCCGCTCTGGACGCCGCCGGCCTGGTCTACGAACGGGAGTTCCAGGTTGGAAGATACTTCTTCGACTTCGCTTTCGTTGCCTGCCAAGTTGGTATCGAAGTTGACGGTGTTGGCTGGCATAGCCGCGACAAGAACACTACCAGCGACGCCGCCCGTGATGCCTGGCTTGCCGGTCAAGGCTGGCATATCTTCCGCTACACTACTCACCAGGTAGGGAAAGACGCCGTCGGCTGCATACAGGACGTGATCTCCAAGTTGCACATCCTCGGCATTGACCCACCCGCGGTCAAGTAAGACGGGGTGATTGCCGGTAAGCTCAAACTTGCCGGCCGCCGTCTCAAACTCATACACCCGGTCATTGTGGTGGCTTGACCATGCCGCAGTGACCGGGCAGTAACGCCCCTCGTGTGTCAGCACAAAGTCACCCACTCGCACGGTCTCGATAGGAATCAGCCCGCGTTCGGTCTGGACAAGCTGACCTGGCGTAACGCACTGCGGGTGGAGGGGTAAAAAATTCGCCGTCTTCTCGTAGGGACCACCCGCGGCAAAAGTGTCGCATTGATCGGATTTTGGATGTGCCGGCGATAACACCACCTTGCGCCCTGTCACCCATGGCGAGTGGATGGCGATGTCGCTGGTCACGGCATGGTTGGCAATCTGGATCTCGTTGCGTGCCAGGCGCAGTGCGTTGTAGCTGATGCCGGACGACCCACCTGCCGGAACGTCGCTCGCCGAGCGTAGCAGCCCCTTGGCATCCTGCGCCCGCTCAGCTGCGTCCATCTTGCTCAGGCGCGCCCGCGTCCAGCGCGGCCAGTCCTCACCGGCGTTGAGCTGCCCCTCCAACTGCTGCGCCAGCTCGATGGCGCTCGTGCGCTGCGCCATGCCGCTGGCGACTGTGTTGCGGATGGCTTGCATGCTGCCCTGTTCCAGGCGCCAGATGCGCTGCGACAGGTTCAGTCCGTCCGAGTAGACGCGCTGCTGTGACACTTGTAGGGCGTAGTTGCGCCGGCGCAGCCACATCTCCGCCAGCTTACCCCAGTCGTCCATGGTCGGCACAAACGCCTCCTGCAGCCGCTCGACCGGCGCTGTGATGTAGCGATTGTGGCGCAGCCGGTAGGGCCCAAAGGCAATCGAGCCGCCCTGCTGCCTTGCCCTGGTCAACAGCGCCACGTAGTCGCGCATGACTGCCCGCCAGCGTGGATCGGCGGCGTGCAGCACGCCCGCCAGCTTGCCCGCATCGGCGATGCCGTCGGCGTCGGCTGCGTCGCGCACTCCCTTGGTCAGCCAGGCTTGAAACGGGTAGATCAGCGCGTGCACCTGGCCGGCGATGTAGAGCTGCAGCCGGGTAACGGCGACGTGTTGCAGCCGGTCGGCGTTGCGGGTGGTGATGGTGGGCATGGGTTAGGGCTGA